ATTAAGAAAAAAACAATACGAATGAAAAAATAAAATCAAACAGAGATATATTGAAATATTTTCTTTTTTTATGTATTATGTTTAAATCGTGAAGTGCCAAAAATGCAAAATCGTGGTTGGTAGCTGTAAAGTGATAAAACTTTTTTATTTTAAGATGGTGGCCTTTGGGTGACAAGCCAGGCAGAAAAAACGCATATAAGACAAAAATAGAGCCCAGGCTGTTTGAAATAGCAGGCTGGGCAAGAGACGGGCATACTGATAAAGAAATGTGCGCTGCGCTTGGTGTTGGGCTGTCTACTTTTTACCGATACAAGGCTGAAAAGCAGGAATTGCAGGACGCCTTAAAAGAGACAAAAGCCATTGCGGATTTGGCCGTCGAGAACTCTTTGTATAAGCGGGCCATTGGCTATGAGTATGAAGAAACTGTTAAGGAAGTCAAGACGGATGCAACCGGAAAAATAAAGGAAAAACATATCAAAAAAACCACAAAAACCGTTTTACCTGATACGACAGCACAAATCTTTTGGTTGAAAAATAGAAAGCGGGATGTTTGGAATAATCCATCAGGTGATGACAATCGTCCTAACAGCGTTGATCTTTTAAAACAGTTATCGGACATGCTTCCAGAATAGTGTTTTGTTTGCCGACACAAAGAGAGGTTGACCGGTGGTATCCGTTAATTGATCACGATGTCCAGCTTGCTTTGGTTCGTGATAATGTTCGGTTTAAAGTCGCTCCTGCTGGACGACGCTCTGGGAAAACAGAGAGGTTCAAGCGGTATGTGGTAAAGCAGGCTATGAAAAACCCTGGTATGCCGTATTTTGCCGCTGCCCCGACCAGAGACCAGGCGAAGCGTATTTTCTGGCAGGACTTAAAGCTGCTTTCTTTGTGTTCTACACACGGTCGGAAGCCGTCCGAAACAGACCTGATTATTTATCTGGATAATGGCAGCACTATAAGTGTTTTGGGTTTGGATAAGCCGGAGCGAATAGAGGGTGTTTTTTGGGCAGGTGGCGGGATTGATGAGTTCGGAGATTTAAAAGACAACGCCTGGGGCGAACACATATCACCAGCCCTTGATACATTTAACCCGACAATGCCTGACTACAAGGCGTGGTGCTGGCTTTTTGGTGTTCCTGAAGGGCTAAATCATTATAATGACAGATATCAATATGCTTTAAATTCAGGAGATCCAGACTGGAAGGCATACACATGGAAAAGCGCGGAAATTTTACCGGCTGAAACCATAGACGCAGCAAAACGACAACTTTCTGCCCTGCAATTTCGCCAGGAGTATGAGGCGTCGTTTGAAACCGCAGCAGGCAGGATCTATGAAGACTACGGTGAGCACAACAAAACATCAGAGCGAATCAAGCCCCATGAGCAATTGCTCTGGATGCACGATCAGAACTTTACGCCCTTGTCCAGTGCCGTCGGGGTGATCCGGGGTGACGATGTTTATTTGCTCGATGAAATAGTGCTGACATCCGCTGTATCAAAGCAGTCCGCCCTTGAGTTTGTCGAAAAGTTTAAGGACCATGAAAACAAAAATGTCTTAATTTACGGTGACCCTGCTGGTAGGGCAGGTGAAAAACACGGTCATGCTTCAGACTATACAGACATTGAAGGCGTTTTAAAGTCTAATGGTTGGAAGTTTAAGCGGAAAGTAAAGGCGGCTGCCCCGGCCATCAAGGACAGGCAAAACGCTGTCAGGGCTAAAATCTTGAACGCAAATGGTGATGTTTCCCTATTCGTTAATCCGGTAGCGGCCAAATGGTGCCACAAGGGATTTGCAACAACGCAACTACAAAAAGGATCAACTTTCCAGGAAGACCAAAAGAATAAATACCAGCATATCACAACTGCTGTTGGTTACATGATAGATGTTGAGTTCCCGATCCAAAAACGCACAACCACAACCCAATCAATGAGGCTATAATGACAGACCCTTCTAAGCCGTTAAAAGAATACAATGAATTAATGCAAACCCTTGCCCTGCCTCACGCACTGATGGGCGGTACTGATGCCATGCGCGAAGCCGGAACACAGTTTTTACCGCAGGAAAAGAGGGAATCTAACGAGGATTATCAGGCCAAACTTAACCGGTCTTTTTTGTTCGGCGGGTATGAACGAACTGTCTCTATACTATCGGGAGAAGTCTTTGATGTTGCCATTACCCTACAGGAAGACACGCCGGAAGAAGTAACGGCTCTCATGGGAAATGCCGATTTGCTTAACCGAAATATAACCCGGTTCGCAAGGGCTTTTTTTGAATGGGCCATAGTCAACGGCACAGGCCATATCTTTGTTGATGTTCAACCGCTCCCGAAAAATGATAACGGCGAAGAGATTGCGACGACAAAAGAACAGGATAAAAAGCTTGGCAGGCGGCCATACTTTGTGCATGTGCCTGCCAGTAATTTGATTGGATATAAGCTTAACGAGAACATGGAACTGGCCCAAATCAGAATAAAAGAAACGGTCAAGGAAGATGATGGGCCGTTTGATGTCAAAGAAATTTATCAGATCCGCGTCGTTTATCCTGGGCGGTGGGAAGTGTGGCGAGAAGGTGAAAGAAACGAATGGTCTATTTATGACCAGGGAACTACGCCGCTGAATAAAATCCTTTTAGCAACGCTATTTACAGGTAAAAAAGCGTCAGAGTTCACGGCAAGGCCACCGTTAACCGGATTGGCTGAATTGAATCATCAACATTGGGTGTCATCCAGTGACCAAAATAATATCCTGCATACCTGCCGTGTGCCTATCCTTTTCGGAAAAATGCTTGACGTGGACGATAACGGGCAAATCGTTATATCCCCAAACAATTTGATTCACTCAGACAGCCCGGAAGGTGATCTACGTTTTGTTGAACACGCAGGCCAGGCCATAAGTGACGGATGGAAAGACCTTGACAGGCTCGAGTCGCTTATGGCGTTGTGGGGTCTTGATTTGATCACCAATGACAGATCCGGTAACATTACGGCAACAGAAAAGGCGCTAACAGGGGCCAAAACGGGGAGTTTCCTTAATGCAACGGCCATGGAGTGCCAAGATGCCTTAAATACTGCCATCGGCTTTATGTGTGAGATAATGGGAGTTGAATTTAAAGGCGGGGCTGTGGTTAATACTGACTTTTCTTTGGCTTTACAGAATTTTGATTCAAATACATTATTGAATGCGTTTAAGGCTGGTATACTGGACCGCACAACAACAATTCAAGAAATGAAACGCAGAGGATTGGTCAACGAAAACGCAGATCCTGTAGAAATCGCGGCAGCAATCCAAAACGAGGGTGGAAGTTTTGGCAGTATTGGTGCTTCTTTGTTGACCGGTACCGGCGGAAACCGGTAAAAATGGCTGTTTGTAACGCATTGATTTTGTGGCGTTTTGTCTTAGTGCGAAGGGGGTAAAGTATGGGTGTTGTAATTCCAATAGGCGGGGTGACAAAACTCGACCTGCCAGCCGACAGAATATTGGAATCGGCCAAGGGAAAAATGGAAGGTGTTGTTATTATCGGCTTTGACAAAGACGGCGATGTTTACTCGGCTTCATCCTATGCTGATGGCGGTACGGTGATGTGGCTTTTGGAGGCTTGTAAAACTAAGATGATGGGGAGTTTATGATTTCTTACGGGAATAATCCACCACAAGACGTGGTTGATGTTTGCAACAAACTATATCCTGAAAAAGACTGCGAATTAATTTTTGCAGAAGGCATCAAAAAAAAGGATGATGCATGGGCCGCTACCAACTGGCCTGACGATGGTTCAAATCCTGAAATATGGGTAGACGTATCCGCTCCATATTCAGCAGTCATTGAACTTATAGCCCATGAGTTCGCTCACGTTGTTGCTGGTCATGCCGCAGGACACGGGCCAGAATGGGAAAACGTTTTTGATGAAATAAACTCAAAATTTAACGAGGAATAAACAGTGCAAAAACGCCTAAAAAAAGACATAGTGATTCCGGCAGGCACGATACTTCACAAAGCCCCGGCTAAAACAGAACGGTATGGCAATGATCACTTCTCCTGTACGGTCGGGTTGACTGACGATTCCTGCGGGTTCTTAGAATACTGCTTGGATGATCCTGCGTTGTCTGACTGGTTTGAGGATATAGAGTGAGTCCGCTTGAAATACTTCTCCATCGAAGAATCCCAAACCGGGCCGCGCTCTGCAATCCGTTTGATCCGTCTTTTTTCCATGGAAACGCGCATTGCCGTAACATCTTGGTATTTAATCATGGTTGATTTTTTATTTTATCTCGGTTTATTGGTTGTGATAAGTATTTTATTTTTTATCGCCGTAAATGTTACAATCCCTCCCATGGTTTTCCTATGTGGGCTGTGTTCTGGCTGCTTACTTTCTCTATTGTTTTCGGAGATCCTATAGTGACATCAGGCGACCATCTCAAAAATTTGCTGCTTTTGTACCGCAGTATCGAGCAGCAATACCAATTAGGACAATATACCGACCAGGCTCTGCGGTCAATACTGGCTTCGCTAAATAAGGCACGAGAACGCCTATTCGATGAAATATCTTACCGGGATATAACCATGCCAAAAGAACGGGTTGATATGGTCCTGGAAGAACTCAACAACCTCACATTTGCCGTTCAAGCACAACTATCCAAGGATATCCAGGATGCCGCTGTGGTGGCCGGTGAGTATTCTTACCTGGATTATGACGCAATATTGAGTTTTGACGGCAAGTTGGATGAGACAATTGGGTTCAACCATGTATCAGTTTCCCCTGACCAGCTCCGGGCTATGGTGGTTGAAGTGCCGGTGGGTGGCAAGCTGCTTGAGCAATGGGTAAAAGACACGTTCGAACTGAGGGTTTCCGACGAGATCCAAACCGCCATCATGGCCGACACTTTCCAGGGCCTTTCAACTCCTAAAATCATCCGGCACATGGAGAATGCCTTCGGGGTGATCCGTGATGATGCTGAGACGCTGGTGCGGACTTATATCCAGAGCATAAACAACCAGTCTGCTGAAGCTGTTTACAAGGCAAATTCGGATATCATAAAATACGAAGTTTGGAATTCGACCCTCGAAGTTGGACTATCTGGAAAATCTACATGTTTGCGCTGCGCATCGCTCGATTCAAGAAAATATAAAATCGACGAACCTCACATACGACCACCATTACACCCTCGATGTTTTACAGGTGATTCGCAAGTTTTTGCTCCAGACGCCGTGTCAGCATCAAGGATGAAATATGATGGCCCTGTTTATGATTTTGAATCACCTCTCGGGCAAAGGTTTTCCGTTACCCCAAATCACCCATTTCTTACTATTCATGGTTTTGTCCGTGCTATGGATCTTGATGATTTGACAGATATAATTTACAACTCCAACTTGGACAGGGCGATTACGGGTGAGAACGTATACGACATCCCAGCCACATTTGAGCAAATATTTAGTTCTTTCTCTGTTTCTGGCCCTGCTGTGAGCATCTCGGCCAGCAAAGGAAGTTACTTCCACGGCGACTCTGAATTTGGGAATGGCAATATCGATATTGTATATTCCGATAGCTTTTTGTCTAACGATATTAAAACCAGCTTTTTCGAGAAGATTGGCAAGTGTCTTTTCTCCTATTCCGACATGTGTAACGTTAGCCTCTCTACTCTTTGCAATTGCTTTTCTATGTTCCTCAGTATGGGGCTTTCCTGTCAACGCGCGACTGGTGGCTTCAGCGTGAGCGAGTTTTTCGATATCGGACATATTTTCGAATCTATTGGACGTGGATTCGGAATAATCCCTGATATGGACATCGTTGGCTTTAAGCCTTCGTCTGATAGTCCCCTCACTTGCATTAAACATATTTCCGATTTGGTAAGCAGAAAATCCTTTTTTATAGAGTTCGCAGATTTTATTAATGTTAAGGTCGGGTCTCTTGTTATCGACAAAACCACGGCTTCTGTATTTGAGAGCTGTTTCAGATCTATTCCGTTTGACGACGTTGTTAGTTTTAAGAATTCGAGCGATGACTTTTCTTGTAACGGAAAAACGCTCAGCGACCTCCTTTTCCATAAGACCGGATTCGTAAAGACTAACAACCTCAAGTTCTTGGGCATCCGTAAGTTTTCTGGGCATGTTTATGATCTCCAATGTTTTTCTACAGTGTACCACGTCGGCGGCATGTGTGCAAGTAATTGCAGATGTTTTATGATCCCTGAGACCGCCTCTTTTCGTGAATTAGGGCTTGATATCGACGACCTAAAGCAATCAATCCGGCCGTATTCAGAACGGGCAGAAAAACGCGCCATCGTAGAGGCAGGGCAGTTCGATGGAGACTTTGAAAAGTTCCTGAACTCCCGGGATAAAAAATATCAACTGGACTTACTGGGTCCAAACCGGTACCGGCTTCTCCAGGAAGGCAAAATCAAGTTCTCGGACCTGGCGGACAAAGACGGAAACATGCGCCTGCTAAAGAAAGATTCCGACGGGAAGTATGTCGGGTTGATGTAATAATTTCATTTCACTTTCACGCCAAATCTGATACTATAAGAAACAAGCCCGGAAAGATCGTGGGGATCTTAGCCGGGCTTTGGCCACACAATTTAATGAAAGGGATTAAACCGCATGGTTAATTCAATTACTACCACAGTTTCCACCAAGGTTCAACTTGTAAAGATCATCCAGGCCGACTTCAACGGCGAAACAATAAACGCCGTTAACGCCAGAGACTTACATGAGTTTTTGGAGGTAAGGTCAGAATTTCGCAATTGGATCAAAAACAGAATCCACCAATATTCTTTTATTCAAGGCTCTGATTTTATTGCCGGTAATTTTTTACCGGGGTCGGATCAAATAGATTACCATTTGACTATCGATATGGCTAAAGAATTGTCCATGGTTGAACGCAATGAAAAAGGCAAACAAGCCAGGAAATATTTTATCCAATGTGAAAGGGCAATCAAAACTGGAATGATGCCGTCTGCCAACATGCCAACCGCAGCAATAGAATTGAAAGCATGCGTAGAGCTTGCCCAAATATTCGGACTCAAGGGAAACCAGGCCCTTTTATCGGCAAACACCGCAGTCAAGAACCTTCACGGCATTGACTGCATGGCAACACTGGGGATAACCGGGTTGATCGCAGAAGATAAAAAGCAATACTTCACTCCGTCAGTCCTGGGGAAGAAAATAGGCCTGTCCGCCGTGAAATTCAACAAGGCGCTTGAGGCAGCAGGAATGCAGACCTCTTGTCGGGATCATAAAAAGCGGCTGGTGTGGGCCGTGACCGATGCCGGGAAAGAATTCTGTCAGCTTCTTGACACTCAAAAGAAGCACAAAGACGGAACGCCCATCCACCAGATTAAGTGGTGTGATGATGTTTTGGGATTGTTCCGGGAGGAATAAATGGGCGGACTTGACAGAGCAATAATTGAAATAGAGTTAATAGAAAAAGGTTGGGTGGTAGAAGATGGAATATTTATCCCGCCGGATAGCCTTTGGGAAAACAAGGCAAATATTACGAACGCTTATGATGCGCGTGATTTGCAAGATATATTAAACCCACAAAAGGAGAACAAATGAAAAAAGCAAAAGCAATATTGATTATTTTGGCCTGCATCGCAACATTATCAGGCACAGCCATTGCCGGGAAGGCCCACACAACAAAAGATGGGTTCTTTGCTGCAATATACAAGCATAATTTTGACAAGGCTGTTGAGATATGTGTGGCAAAAGACATGCAGGCTTTTCGCAAGATGTTTGACGATAAGCGCATATTCCTGTTAAAGCCTGGCTTGAAAGTATATTTGATAGACTATAAGTTTTCTGGCGTTGTCAAGGTCCGGCCAGCTGGTGAGACTATAGAGTTCTGGACGTTTTCGGAGGCTTTGGATTGATTGAAAGCTTTGATTATTCAGAAAATATTAACCCGGCGAAATGCCGGGTTTTTTGTTTCTACATGGCCGCATCAATTAAATCTTCCATGGTCCTGGCTGCGTTTTTCTGAGATCGTAGCCAATCGATTTGGTCCGGCCGGAGCTTGGTGGTGTATGCTTTCTTTTTGTCGGTCTTTATTTTACGGCCTGAGTCTGGGCGGCGGCCTCCGTGGGTGTTATTAGCTTGCTCCAACAACAAATCTTGAATTATTTCATTCTCCATCTATCACCACCGGTTTCTTTTGTACTTGTTTATTATCCATTGCCAATAATTCAGCATGAGATTTTGCATGTGTTAGCTCGTATTTTTGAGCGTACACTTTTCTTGTTCTCCACATCGGCAATCCCTTTTTAGTGAAGCCACAAAACCACTTTCCGCTTTGTTTTTCTTTGATTCCGTAATACATATTTGATTCATCCCGGCAGTTTAGCGACTTGCCAAGGTCTTGGCGTTAAACAGTGTTAAAATGTCTTTCTCCGCCGTCAATCCATGTTTTCATGATTTGGTTAAAGTGCCCGTCAAGGCAAAATAAACCCTGGTATTTTGCGAGTTCTGAGCCTGAAAAGATATCGTAGAATTTCCCGGCTAAAGAAAAAGCTTTCACGCCCTTGTTGAACATTCTTTCTGTTTTTGTCATTGAGTTCTCCTTTGTTGTGCCCCGGTTGCCCGGGGCGATTGGGTTTAGTTCGTGGCAATAGCCATGGCAAGGGTTTTAATGTCGTAACAATCAGAAACAAATGTTGCACAGTCTCCGGTTGATTTGTAGAGTACAAATCCTTGATAATTAATGTTTCTTCCAACTAAGAAATCAGAACCTTCGACACTAACAAGGCATCCATCATCCTTTATTTTTTCAATCGCTGATTCAACTTGTGTGAAATGTTTTTTTATTAGTGCCTCTCTAATCGTGTCTGCAAACTCAACAAAGCAGAAAGTGTTCCCTCCCCTTAATATACATTGAGTTGCTTTATCTCTTTGAATATCTTCAAAGCGAAGGGCGAACGCTTCAATTTTTTTCTTTTCAACGTCTGTACTCCTGATAGTAAACTTAATTGATCCGTGTTTTTTTGATACTGATACCATTTTTGCGTTGTATCCGAGTTCGGCTTTTAACTGTTTTCTGATTTCTTTTGCGTCTGTCATGATGTCTCCTTTGTTGTGGGTTGTTTTTCTCTCACTTAATGACTAAACAATACACCCTTACTTGATAAAAGTCAATACCTTTTTCATGTTTGTGTAAGATAATTTAAAATAAAAAATAAAAAGTTATATCTCCAAATACAATCGCCAATTTAATTGACATGCGCATTACTTATTAGTATAATGTCAAAAATGTCATATATACTAAAGATAATTTCAAAGCGGGTTATCCCGCAAATACTTAACAGATCGGGCAGTAGCCCACAGGCAAGCCGCAGTAGCGGAAAGGAATATTAATAATGGCGTGGAAAATGAATGGTGAGAACATTGTGGTTGAAGATGGTCATCCGGTTTGG